AACCTTGGTAGTCGTCATTCTTGTTAAACTTGTTAAAGTGTGTGATTTGTATCTATAAGATGGTCATAATTAAGTATTTCTCGATCATTTTTTTCGCAAAAAGGTATAAATTTATAGTAAATGTTTTCGAAATTAAGTTGAAGTTAAATCAAGTTGTGTTATAGAGAACAAAATAAAACCTAAAAAGCGAAAACTCATATGTATGTTATCGCTTTTTGAGGATTTTTTTATTAGGATTTTTTATTTGTTATGACGAGTTGTCGATGATTCTCACATATTCTTAAACAATATCAAATATTTTTTGAACATATTGATATAGTTTTCGAAGATACCTGTGTCAATGATATAAATAACCTTGTCAATGATATAAATCTTCATATCAACGATAGTAATGAGGTTCTCAGGGTAAATATAGAGAAAGGTCATTGTTGAGATTATAGAACTGATAATTGGATATTCAAGAATAATATCAAGTATGTCACTAAAAATGAGAGAAATACGAGTAATACAGTAAATAATGAAGATTATGAACTTGTGGAGGATAGGACAACGCTTTTTGTTAACCATGAACTTATTTTCAAGATAATCGTAGAAACCCGTATTTACTATGAGTTCGGCTTGAAGCATACGCTGGTCATCTAGTTCTTTGCGCAACATGTGTTCGATATTTTTTTGTTTTTTAAGCTTTTCACGCAAGCAAAGCTCAATGCGCTTAAGCTCATCAATCTCTTCATACACAGAGGAAGGTGATTCAGACTGCACCAATGGCTGTGACTGTGTCCTGTTGCGCAGATTATAAGAACAATTACGGTCAATAGGCTGCTTCTTGTTGAACTCATCGATAACCTTGGTAGTTGTCATTTTTGATCAATGTGTTTGTTTATCTATTAAGATGATCATAATAAGGTAAGTGTCAATCATTTTTTTTACAAAATCGTCAAAATTTATAGTACTGTTTTGAAAATAAAAAATATTCTTTTACGAATATTTTCTATTTTTTCTATTTTTTATTTAAGCTTCTTTCTTGTATTCGTTTTTCTCTTCATCGCTCATCTCTTTCCAAACTGCTGCTGCCTTTGACATAGCTTCCTTGGCGGTAACAGAAGGGTCGTTGGAACGGATCTCCTTTATCTTGAAACTAGTGAAGTTGTTGTAAGAAGTGGGTGCCCTCTTTGGCTTCTTCTCTCCATTCTCGTCAAGCTTCTTGTTCTTTTTGGTCTTTTTGGCGATCTTCTCCTCGTCAGCTACCTGTTTGAAAACATCTGCGAGGATGGCCTTCAACTCCTTGAGATCATAAACCTTTTCCTCATCGATGGTGTTCTTGAACTCGTTGATAACCTTGGTAGTCGTCATTCTTGTCAAACTTGTTAAAGTGTGTGATTTGTATCTATAAGATGGTCATAATTAAGTATTTCTCGATCATTTTTTTCGCAAAAAGGTATAAATTTATAGTAAATGTTTTGATTTTTAGGATTTAATATTTTGCTTTGAAAATTAAATAAAAAATGATTTTAATATTGTTGTTAAATACCAATGCTGCCGGATAAAGCAAAACATTTCGAAAATCTTTACAATGATTGGTTTGTCAATCATAATGAGAATACAAAATATATTCTAGACAATTATTTTGATGATATCAAATTTATATTCGAATGTAACATAGATGATTTTGATAAATATAACAAAAAAATAAAAATAGGTGCTATAATAGCATTTGATCAACTTCCTGGTAAATTTGCTGAACTATATGAAATCAATAATAATGCATATAAAAAAATATATTCAAAAATTGCTGCAGAGATATCATGTACCTTTATTTATAAAAACTTAAAAAAAAACGATGATATCAGTATTAGAGAATGGTATTACATTTTAATGCCATTTATTAACATCAATGATAAACAAAATATACAACTATCTATTGATATTATGAAATTAATGTATCAAAATCCATATATTTCAAAAAATGATAAAGATTTATGTAAAACATTTATATCACTTTGTCATACAAAAATAAAAACAAGCAATATTTGATAGCAATTAGAGCAATTAAAAAAATGATTACTGTATAAAAATAAACATGAGATAATTGGTTGTTTATTTTCGATTTATCATACAATACTAATTATGTTTCAGTTTATCAAATAGAGAGATATACGCTATTTTTGAAAAAATTATGAAAGATTTTGTAGTATCTGTTGATGTTATTGATGGATATTCAAAATTTGTTGATGAAAGCATGAAATCAAATGCTTTATCAAATTCTGATCAAAATGATTTTGTCTATTCATCTGATAATAATCCACAATTGAAAGATGATAAACAATTGAAAGACGATCAAGAGTTCAAAACAATATATTGCTTAGGGTTTGTTAAACTTCCTTGGTTTCGCAGAAAAGAACTCACTGTATCTCAATCAATAAACTCATTCAAAAATAAAAATCTTAGTTTATCAATGAGAATGAAAAAGGTATTAATAGATTTAATAGATTAAATGTCGTGTGCTTTTTAATTGATCCATTAATTTATTAACATTTGATTTCAAATCATCTAAACTACCATTATTATCTATTACAAAATCAGCCATCCATTGTTCTAAATTCATACTTTCTATTGATTCAAATGGAAGGTAATTACAGCGATCTACCCAAATTGCATAATCGAAAACCTTGTTCTTTTTCAATGCAAAGAATTCATTTTTGTTTCTTAAACCAGAGTAAATATTATATCTTTTTAATATCTCTCTACCAAGACGTGAATCATCATCTTTATTATATTCACGTATAGCGTTATACCATTCTGTTCTATGATTGAACCGGTCATTGTAACAATCGTATTCGTCTTTATAATTGTATTTATCTTTGAGCAAATCGAAAATAAAATGTTTTGAACAAAATCTACTGCTTGATTCAAAACTAAGATCGTATTTTTCTTGCAAGATTTCGCACACAGTATCTTTTCCATGTCTACCATGACCAATAACAAGTAACTTCATAAAAATTGGTAAATGAATATATTCAATCTATAGACAAAAAAATGAAGAATATTCTCTTATACACATAAATATTTGTTCACACTGTTTGTTAAGAAACCATTTTTCTTACATGTTTTGTGTCTTGTGAGATATACCGTGCACGGCAATGATCGACTTTGTTCACATTCCCAAGAACGCTGGAACGTCTATTGGGGAACTATGTGGTGAAGGATCTTTCATCACTTATCATGGTCACGGTAAAGATCCTGACACTCTGGAAGGAGAACAGCTCGTTGTGCTTCGAGACCCAAAGGACAGATTTTGTTCCGCTGTGCGCTTCTCTCTCGCGTACATGAGAGAAGAATATTCTGACAAATTCAAGATTTTTGAGACACACAATCTTATGGATCCAAGCAGTTGGGCGGAGGTACTTGCTAATCGCGAGCATGTTCATCACGATCTTGTCAACAGCGAAGTTTGCAACATACAACACAAGGTTGGAAACACACTCCTCTCCGATAAGTGGACATATGCACCACAGCATATTTGGTTTGATAGGTGTCGTTCTCCACGCGTTGCACTGTTTCATGAACTCGCGGACGATATGCGATATCTGTTCGTATCAATGGATCGCGAGTGTAACATCCCTCACGAGAATGCTACGTGCAACAAAAAGGATGTCGAACTGTCGAACATTGCACACGAGTACTTGGAAGAAAAGTATGAAAAAGACATTGTCATTTTCAACAAATACAAAACAATGTCAAGAGAGGAAAGGATGAAAAGACATGTTGTGTGACACGATATTACATATTTTCATATAATTTGATTGTTTAGGAACAGTCTTCTTTACATGGCTTCTTTTTCATCAATGTAATAAAATTGTTTTGAACAAAATCTACTTATCTTATATACAAATAAATCTTTGTTCATACGATATAACAACTTAATACGCCAGTTCATATTTATATCTATAATCAAAATGTTTCCAATCTACATTTCTAAGTACTATTTGATTCTGTTCTGGTAAATTATCAAAATAGTACCATTGTTTTTCTTTTGGATCCCAGCGTGCTCCAGATACCATTGCATATCCCTTGAACTGATATGGTACTTGTTCGCTGTTCAAATACTTTTTATTTGGTTTTTGTAAAGACATGTAGTTCAATTTCATAACATTTCCAAGTGACACTTTTCCAGTGTAATATAATTGTTTATTTTCTTTATCCCATATTGCACCCAACTCTTGTGCTTTTTTTATATTGTATGGTTTAACCTCAAAATAAACTTTGTAATCTCGTAATTTTTGTAATCTTTCACCGAAAGGAATAGCGATACACCTTGTTCTACCTTCATTCAAACGTTCAAACATTCCACAATCTTTTTCAGTTAGTTTAGGTTTTTCTGGTATCACTGCCTTGCATCGACCTGTTTCATAGTTACATCTTCTTTCTAAACCTGTCGTAGTCAAAAATTTGGAACAGTCTTCTTTACAAAGCTTCTTTTTCACTAATTTAGGGGATACTTTTGGGGATGCTTTTGGAGATGCTTTTGGGGATGCTTTTGGAGATGCTTTTGGAGACAAGTAGGGACTGTCTTTACTGGTTATTTTTTTACATCTTCCTGTTTTTGTATTGCATTTCTTGCCAATTTCTTGACAATTTGTTTTACATTTCTTTATAACATTGATCATATTTTTCCTATATATTCAACATATTTAATTTTCAGAATTGTTTTATATTGATAAAAAGAAAAATATTTATATATATATAGAATATGGATAGAAGTTTCACAGTATCAAGCTCGAGTATCAAAGAAAGTGGCGGAAGATATAAATCTAAAACACCGTCAGCTGCCGCTAAAAAAGCCGCATCAAAACTTTTTGCTAAAAAAGATGCGAAAAACAACACAAATAGCATCAAATTTGATTTAAGAGAATCAACTCGTGGTTCTGATAAAAACGTTTATTCGTATACCGCTGTTCGTGAAAAGCTGCCTAAAGAAACTGTGCGTGTTATAAACGGTGTTGAAATAGTAAACAAATACAAAATTGTTCTCAAATAAGTTTATATCATAAGACATGCTTTATCTAGTTTATGATATAACAATATCTAGTTTCTGATATAACAATTGGAATAATAATCATTATTTATAGCATAGATGGAATAATTTATGTTCATCTAAACTTCATCAGCGTGATCAATAATAGGAAATGCTCCAAGTATTGGTATTCTTATACCATATCCAGAAACCTTATATTTACTATTTATGTTCATTTGATTTAAAACTTCTATATTTCTTACAAGATAAACATTATTTTCCTTATCACTTACACTTTTACTAATACCTTTATTTACACCTTTGTATACCTTTGCATATATATTTTTTTCATCTATTGTAATTTCTTTTTCAAATTGTGTGAAATACATATATATAAATTTAATGATCAAAACTAAAAACAACATTATCAAAAATATTTTCCATTCACTTAAACGAGAAATCGAATCCAAAAATGCTTTCATATCTTTTTACTATTACAACATTATTTTTTAATATTTATTTATTGATAGAATGAATTGTCCGCTTGGAAAAGTTTATAATCCGCATACAAAAAGATGTATCACGATGAATGGTCTTAAAACATAAACAATAGATGTCTAATTATATAAATGAAACTTTAAACTGATCTAATTTTATTTTCATCCTTGCAAAAGATATCTTGGTTCTGTTCCAAGACAATCAACACAATCATTGGATTTATCTCGATACAACAGATTATTAAACATCTAATGTTTGTTTTTCTACAATTGCTTTAAGCCTTTTCAGAGAGTACATATCACAAATTATTTCAGATTTTTATACAACTTTTATTTTTTCCAAGAATTTTCAGAGATATGTACTCTTCCAATAAACTTGTTACAAATATGTTAAATAGATGCTTTAAACCTTTTCAGAGAGTACATATCACAATGTTTTTAGATTTTATAACAACTTTTATTTTTTTATAGAATTTTCAGAGATATGTACTCTTCCAATAAACTTGTTACAAATCTGTTAAATAGATGCTTTAAGCCTTTTCAGAGAGTACATATCAAAAATATTTTCAGATTTTATACAACTTTTATTTTTTTATAGAATTTTCAGAGATATGTACTCTTCCAATTAATCTGTTACAAAACTGTTAATCAATCGCTTTAAGCCTTTTCAGAGAGTACATATCAAAAATATTTTCAGATTTTTATACAACTTTTATTTTTTTCAAGAATTTTCAGAGATATGTACTCTTCCAATAAACATATTAGCAGTTTGTACACGAATAAACATATAAAAGCAAAAACCTTTTTAATATATAAATGATATATGTCAGTTTTGATATTGGATTGAAGAACTTGGCTTTTTGTATTCTTCGTTATGAGAATGAAATGCTTACGATTATCGACTGGGGAATAATAGTTTTAGCAGAAAGTAAAAAACAAGTAAAAGGAGTTGAAAATATTTCAAATAATTTGTTCTTAGAACTTGATGACTTGATAGGAAAATTAGAATCTATAAATATACATAAAGTTGATTATGTCATAATCGAAAATCAACCTTCAAATCTAAATGGTATAATGAAAACGATTCAATATTTAATATTTTCATATTTTAAACTTCTTAAACACTGGGATCAAAAAGTTGAAGATGTGATTCTAATAAATCCATCACTGAAGCTTCAGTATCACAATTATGAACCTGCATCAAAACAAATAACTGAAAAACTAAGTAAGAGAGAAAAGTACAAATATAATAAGTCAGATGCTATAGAAATTTGTAAACATTATATTCAAAATGATAACAGACTGTGTGATTTTTTTGCATTGAATAAGAAAAAAGATGATTTAGCAGACACATGTCTACAAGTTGTTTCATATGTAAGAAAACAGAGTCTTGATATCCAAGGAATATCACTTGATAATCACGCCTTTATATAAGAGTAGATGTATCAATATGAATTTCATTATTTTTCAAAAATCTTCATTTTCTTGATGTTTATTTGAAGATCGACTTAGCGAATCCGCGGGTAAATCCTCCAATGACAGTTGGAAGCGATCCATTAAATTTGCATGAAAAAACAGATGCTGAATGTCCGTGATCAATCCACTTTTGCTTGTTTTCGTCAATCAAGCTCTTGATATTGTTGATATCATCATCGTTTTCGCGGAAAACAAAAATACTGTCCTGTGGGTAAAAAACCTGCCCTGTTTTCTTTGTTACACAAAGACCTTCAATGATCACACGACCGTTCTTCGCAGTTTGTACAACATGTACGGTGCGTGTATTGGATCCTGTTGAAGAATTTTCAACCTTCTTCTTTTTTGTGGCACCACCACTTGGTTCATCTTTCCTTCTCGGGCTGTATGACGAAGCAGATGAACACTCAGATGAAGATGATATCCTTCTCTTGTTCCCAGAGATGTTCTTCATCGCAGATACCGCAGCTCTTCTCGGTTTGCGACCAATGCTTGAAGAAGAGTCTTCAAACTCTTGTCCTGATGTATCTTCTTTTTTCACTTTCACAATACAGACAGAATTCGATGACACAGCAGACTTTTCTGACAACACAGACTGTGAATTGTCTTCTTCTGTATCAATGCCCATATCGGCAACCTTTTCTGATAGTCCAGTATGACTATCTGATGATAACACAATGACCTTCTCGTCAAATCCAGAGAGATCGTGCGAATCCTGAGACATCACAAAAAAGTTGATCTTCAACACGTGTTTTCATTTTCAGTTGAAATCATTTTGATTTCTAAATTTTTTCAGCTTTTATTATATTTGGAAACCATCCTAAAAATGGAAATCTAATTCCATAACCCTTGACCTTGTATTTGCTTTCAACATCGAGCATATTAAAAACTTCCGCACTTGTGAAGTGAAAATAGAAGAATGAATTGCTAACAACATAAACAATATTATCTTTATCACTTACACTCTGTGATAACCCTTTATTGCTGTAAGTAAACTTTTCATCAATTATAATTTCTTTTTCAAATTGTGTAAATTGAACGTAAAGAAAGTGCAGAATAAACCAAGCGAATATAACTAAAAAGAGTGGATCAAATCCTTTCAAAATGTTAAAAAAATACTGCATTGTCTAATAGTATGTAATAAAATATAATAATGATAAAATAAATTCATTGTAAATATTATTAAAGAAGATTGAATGATGATTCAAAGTTTTTCTTTCAAAATAATAAATGAAATATATTGTTTTTAAAGATTATCCAGAATTTCAACCAAACATTTCTCCAGAACAAATGTTTAATATGGGTATAATGGGTGGGTCATATTTTCGACCAATAAGATCGCCCAATACGGGAAAAACGTACAAAAATGAATATCGTAAATTTCCTTTTTTGCAAAAGATGCCTTTGTATAAATATGCTAACCCTGTATATGATCAAAAAATAAATAAATACAATGAAAAAGTTGGAACCTCTTACGAGTTCTGGATTATGAAAGGTTGGATAGACGAAAATACAGATCCTTATGGTTGGATTCAATGGTATTGTAACTTTTGGTTAGGTCGTCGTACAGACGATGATAAACGTCAAATCAAACGTTGGAAAAACATTGCTGGGAAAAATGGAAGATTTCGTAAACAATTGCAAAATAAAATCAATAGTATAGGAAGCAATGATGAAAATATCTACAAAAGAATGAGACAAACACTGCTTCACTGGGGATATGACACTTCGAAAATGAAACCAGAACCTTTTTAGAGTGCAGAATTTTTTATAAGTTCTCTTATTTTTGATAAAACATTATTATACTTCTCATTATCTGTCTTATTGTAAATTATAAAGAGTTTGTTCCGTATATGGTCATATTTTTCAACATTTTGTATTTCATTTAATAATTTTATTTCATTATCATCACAATACATCAATAAGACCTCTGTATTATTTTTCATAAGATTATTAGAAAGCAATCCTAAATCTTTTTCTTTCCAAGAATTCTCTTCCCTTATAAGACATCTATTATCATTGGTATATCTAATATTGTTATTTTCAGGAAAGTCTTTATCAAAATGCTTTTTTTCAATATAGAAAGGAATAGTGTTAACACCAGAAAGCAAAATTCTTTTAATCTCTTCGTGTGAAATATGATCTATTCGTTCTGAACCAAAATTATTGATTATAAAATTGTTTGTATTATTGATATTTTGTATAAGATCAGCATTTTGAATATTGTTATTTGTTATATTATTGTTGTTGTTTGTTATGTTTTGTACATTTGGTGTTCTAGCATGTATGATGCTTCTAGCTTTACAGTTATCAGCTTTGATATGTCTATTTTTATTATGTCTATTTGTAAAAGAAATCATACATTTGGGACAAGTAAGACTATCAACTTTATTACATTTTGCTTCATGGTTATGTAAATGCCTTAAAGTTTTGTAAATCTTATTACATTTTGAACATGATAAAATATTTGGGATAACATTTTGTACATTTGGGATAACATTTTGTACATTTGGGATAACATTTTGTACGTTTGGGATAACATTTTGTACGTTTTCTGAAAGTTGTTGTTTTTCTAACATTTCATAATGTTTGTTATTGTTATGACGTTGTAAATTAAATTTTCGATCAGTTATATAATTGCAAAAAGAGCAACGAAGCATGGTCAAAATATTAAATAACTCTTATTATTACTATATCACTATAATATTTTAAATCTTAAATACTCTTCAACATTACCATAAATGCTCATTCTTACCCCCCTCTCTCCCCCAAGAGGGTCCTAGATTGTTGAAAAAACATGATTCTTTTCCAGTTTTTATTTCAACCGGTCAAACTATTTACACTAAATGATTCGAATACCTTTTTTGTATATTATTTTGATTAATTTTCTTCTTAATAATTAGAAAACTATATGAAAAATACATCAAACAATAGTGGAGAAAAACTGTATCAAATCATTGTAGCTTTGGAAGAATGTAATAAGAAACATTGTACATCACAAAAAGAAAAATTGGAAGCAGTAAATATGAAGTTTCGTGATGAAAGAAAAAAATTAATGAAACAAGACATAACAGATAAGCAATTTCTGAAAAAAATGTTGGCTATTGACCAAAAAATAAATAAAACAGATGAAAAAATACATCATATTGAATGTCAATTGAAAAACTGTCACAAACAAACTCGCGATATAGTAATGCATTCGATTCATACAATGTTGAAAAGAATAAATAAAAAAACAGAACCAAAAAAATATGATGTTGTTATGAAATATAAGAAGTTATTCTCAAATAAGGTTGAAAAGAAAGATCTCATAAAATTTTACGAAGTAAGTTATTCTTATTGAAAAAATATTGGAAATAAAAAAGAACATATCATACATATTTCGAACATTTTCAAAAACTTTTATTTATAATTTTAAGAGTACTGACAAAAAAGGTTTCACCACTTCTCAAATTGTATTTATATTCAATAATATAACCATGAATTAATTTTTGTACCATTCGGGTAACAATTTATACGTTTGGGGGACATTTTATACATTTGGGATAACATTTTGTACATTTGGGATAACATTTTGTAAGTTTGGGATAACATTTTGTACGTTTGGGGTAACATTTTGTACGTTTTCTGAAAGTTGTTGTTTTTCTAACATTTCACAATGTTTGTTATTGTTATGACGCTGTAAATTAAATTTTCGATAAGTTATGTAATTACAAAAAGAGCTAAAAAATATTGTTAAAGCGTCAATAAACTCTTATTATTACTATAACAGTATGATATTTTGACTTTTAAATACTCTCAAACCTTACCATAATTACTCATTCTTACCCCCCTCTCTCCCCCAAGAGGGTTCTAGATTGTTGAAAAAACATGATTCTTTTCCAGTTTGTTTTTTGAAATGATTATACATGTGTTGAATTAATTTATCCTATTTTATTGATCATATATGATATCGAATATAATCATCTATTATCAACACAAACGGTACTTTGTCTAAAAGGTGTAAGATGTTGAAAACCAAAAAACGTGTTTCTTGTGTTTTTTTCTTTTTTATCATTTTTTAGGAAATACCATACTGATGGTGTTTTTTGTTTGATTTAGGTATCCATAACTGTGTTCAAGTCGATGTTGAAAGTATTGATGACGAACGTCTCGTTATCAATAACAATCTCCATGTATTCACTGAAAATGTTGTTTTTGTTGATAATATTTATCATTTTTGAATTTATTGATTTTGTTTAGAGCCTTGTCAATTTTTTTTGGTTTTCACGAAATTCTAGACATTTTGTTCATCAATTTCTATATTGTGTTTGTAACATGATATCTCATTGAGAATATTTTCTTTAAAATATGGAGCTACAAGATGGTTGTAATATTGTTTAAATCCGTATTCATAATCGCGAAGAGTATTGAGAGAAGAATTTATGAAATTTTTATTTGTCATTATGTTTTTATGAAGTTTCATATGAAAGACAAAGTTCAAATACCTGAAAACAATATAATTTATAAATATTTCAACCTTCATGACATTGCTATCTTTGAAAAGTTTTTTAATTATCAATGGAGTTGATATGATATTCAATCCATTATTGTTGATAATGGTATCATCGAAAGTTTGCATATTGTGTTTAAGAGTTATGGAATCTTTATCAGCACACATTAGATTCAAGTTTTCACAAATGTTATAGAGATTAATATTTGACCTCTCCCAATTAATTTCTATATCTTGTAAGAATGATGTATAGAAATGCATACCGTTGTTTCTTTCAAAATACATTGATGTAAAATATGATTTCATCAAATTTGTTACATAACGCGATGTCTCTTTTTTTCTAGATACTGCACATCGACACATTTTATAGTCAATAGAACACTTAAACATTTGTAGCAACATGAAAGTGTTATTAATCTTATATTGCTCTGTGTTGTTTGAAATTTGAAACGTTTCTCGCTTATTTCTCAAATTATATTTTATGTTGTCATAAATTTCATCAAAATGTTTGTATGAAATGGAGCTTTCTGTAATCATACGAATAAGATTGAACTTATGAAACTTGACATATTGATTGAGGAAATAATCGTTGAATTGAACATACGAATATAAGTTTTGTTTATTTTTATGAAACTCTTTTGAAATTTTGGTGAGATTTACAATAGATTCTATACCCACTCGTGGAAATATTTTGAAAGCAATAACTTCAAATGGAATATTGTAAAGCATTATTTTGGTAGTTTTCATCAAACTGATAACAAAAATAATAACATTTGGTCATTTTTTATTGAAAAAAAGGAATATTTATTATAAAATATAATGGTCGTTTTACATATTTTTCACTTCTATCATATGCTCCTCTTATTAGATTTTTATAAATATGTATTGGTATTTCATCTAATACATCTTTTACATTTTTAACTAATTCATCATACATCTTTTACAAGTTGATTACTATCAATACCCCCTTTTTTATATACCTCATACCCAATAATACCTTTTAAGACATTATAAAAAAAATGATTTAAATTAAATGCTCGATTTATACTTAAAGAACCGAATATGTCTTCCGAAGAAACAACATGTCAACCAGAAGAAGATAATAAAGTTAAGCTATTATCTGATATTAATAGTGAAACAGCAAAAAATGGTTATAAAGAAGAAGAGTTGCTTTGTAAAGATCTAAATAATAAAGTTAAGCTATTATCTGATATTAATAGTGAAACAGCAAAAAATGGTTATAAAGAAGAAGAGTTGCTTTGTAAAGATCTAAATAATAAAGTTAAGCTATTATCTTATACTAATAGTCAAACAGCAAAAAATGGTTATAAAGAAGAAGAGTTGGTTTGTAAAGATCTAAATAATAAATTAATAAAAGAGGCATTTACACTTATGTTAGGTGATAATTATAATGAATGTAATAGAATTACAGGAAATCATAAATGTGATATACAATCTGATAATAAGATATTGAAAGGACAAGTAAAAAAATATAAAAAAGGTCAATTCCAACAATTAGATAGACACTGGATTTCGAGTCTTATTAACAATATACCAGAATTAAATGAAATTTCACAAATACTAAAAGATTTATTTGAATATCCACTTTTACCAAATGGGACACATGTAGATAAATCAAAACATATAAAAAAATTATGTACTTCTAACTATTCACAAAAAACATTAGATAATTTTTTGGATTTGTTAAACAAATTTAAAAGACAAATATTAGAATATGCATTTTATGGTTTAAGTTTAGAAATATATCCTGAATATTTGTTTGGTGTTGAATATGAGAATACTAAAAGGAATAAAATAGTAGTATTTAAAATTAAAGATGTTATAAAGTACCTAGAAACATTAAATTTTAAAATATCACCAAGAAAAACAGCTATTTTACTTGGCGATAATAGCACAATATCTTTACAAAGAAAAGGTGGTGATACTGGGAAAAAATCTAGTAATCAATTACAAATTAAGCTTATATTAAGTAATCTTATTGATAAAGTGCCTATGTTAGAATATAAGTTATAAATCTTTGATTAGTTCTTCAAGAACATTTACAACTATACTATTTCCCAAGTAAAATAACATATCTTTTTTATTTGACAAAGACTCATATCTATATGAGTCATCAAATCCAAACATTTTCAATGTTTCATTTATACTTAATGTTCTAATGTTACCATCAAAATAATATAATCCGGTTTTTGCACCAGGCCCTCCAGAAGAAGCACAAATAGTTGGTCCACATTTTGTTATATCGTATACACGCTCACCTTGTCTTCCTCCTTTTCCACTTTTCTTATTGATTAGTTTATAATTCATCATACTTTTCCCAGAGCATTTTTCTAATTTATACTTTAAGGTAAAATCAAAGTATTCTGAAATAGTATAATCTATTATAGTTGATACAGGAACAATTGGTCTGTTTATTTCTCTAAATATATAGTTTTTATTTTTATTACATATTATATATATACGATGTCTGGATTGAGGCGAGTTATAAAATCGTGAATCGATAACTTTATAACTGACATTATAACCTCTATTTTCTAATTCATTTTTAATAATTTTAAATGTTTCACCTTTATGAATTGTATGAAGATTTTTAACATTTTCAAGCATTAATGTTTCAGGTTGTTTTTTATCAATTATTTCCAATATTTTATAAAATAGATTACCACGTGTTTTATCGCGGAATCCTTTTTGATTACCAGCAATACTAAATGGTTGGCATGGAAACCCAGCACATAATATATCAAAATCAGGCATTGTATCAATATTAATTTTATTAATATCACCTTCTGGTTTTATTCCATAATTTTCTTCATATATATTTCTAACACCTTCATTGATATCACTTGCTAAAACACAAGTATATTTAATTTCATTTTGAAGAACATTATTTCTATTAAATGCAGTATGAAAAGCACCTAAACCACAAAATAGATCAATATATTTAAGTTCTTTTCTTTGGTTTTCTTGGGACTCCATAGTGTCTATATTAATACTTACTGTTTCATTTTCAACAATCATTTTTTTAATATTTAATTCTTTTATTTTTTCTTCAACTGCCTTATCTACAAGAGCCTTAATTTTATCAGAATTATTTTCACAAGGTGTTTTGCGTCTATTATGAGAATCATAGTGAGATTTTTGAGAAAATTCCTTTCCACATCTTTCGCATGAATATTTAACCATTTTCGTTATATATTGTTAATATATTTTATTTTTAAATCAATTTTATAAATTAACTTAATTTAACAATTTATGTTAATTCCCTAAATATTAGAAAGTCGACGTTTTACACCCTTGAAGATTTAAAATGGCACAAAATGCTGTAAAAAAATATTTTTACAAATGTATTATTCTGTGTCTTCAAGGCTATATCAAACTTAGTTTGATACAGGTAAATTATGGTTGGATACATCGTGTAATGTATCTGATTGTTTGCTTCTACATAGATATAATGGTCTTTCTAATCCATTTATATGATTATAAGCTATTTTATAAATGTTTTTAGCACCATTAACATCCCTGTTCCATAATCCACAACCGCTCTTACAGCGTAATAGACCATGTACTAAAGCATAGTTATTTTTCCAAGGTTTAGGATTTTCTCTTATCATAAACTTCTCACAATTTCCTCCTTCACAATTACAACATTTGCAACTTGTTCTAAACTCATCTACCAAATATGTATCATAACCTGATTTTTTGAATAAAGTTCTTATACCTTTACCCTTAATAGGTTCTTTATATTTCATATGTTTTCTTTGTTCAAAATCACCAAAACATACTACTACATCATTAGTATCACCAAACATTTTCTTGAACTTATTAATCATCTTTTGTTCGTTTCTTACTCTATTTATATAACCATTCAATTTAAGTTTTCTGAATATATATTTATCATAAAATGGTAAGAGTATATTATTTATCTCATTTTTCTTTTTGATGTATTCTTTGTATCTGTTGATATCCAATGACTTTCTATTATATTGTGATAATTCAGTTTCATATTCTATTATACTTTTACCATTAATCTTTTCTTTCTTGAACTCTAATATTAATTTATTATACTTCTTACATTTAGTCTCCTTTCTTCTACTATCTTGTGTATATCTAAATGTATTAGCATCTTTAGAACATCCATCTACACAATAAATAATATCACACTTACCTGGGTCTATTGCAACTATTTTCTTATTTTGTAGGTTAGTATAATCATCAAGTTCATCAATATAAAGTTCTTTTGACAAACTTGTATTCTTTGGTTTAGAATACTTATCTATCAAATCATTTCTTATTAGTAATATAGAACAACTTACACCATCTGTTTCTATCATGTGATGAAATGAATAACTTTCTCTTTTGAAGCATTTTCTTTGTGTTCTGAAGAAGAAGTCCCATATTTCAGACTTCCTCTTTTTTAAATTCCCTTCTGTTAAATAATCTCCTTTTTTACCTTGTTCTTTTCTTAATAGTAGATTAACAATTATAGTACTATCAAGAGTAATATGTTTAGGTATAATATCATTTCTTAATGAAAAAACATTATTACACCAACCGAAAAGAAAAATGAGACAAGATTATTTATTTTTTATATATCTTAAAACTATGTTTTAGGTAATTTGTTAAATGTTCTCTTTTTATTTTGGTAGTTATTATATCTTTTATTACTCTTTCTATGTCTTCGTATGTATTTGGACTTTCCTTTTTGATATAATGTTTTAATTGACTAAAAAATTCTTCTATAGCATTTGTTTCTGGATGATATGGTACGCTATATAATAAATTATTATTACTTTCTTCTATTATTTGTCTTATTATTTTAGACCTATGTATAACAGCATTATCCATAATAATTAAATAATTTTTATATTTATCTTTAATACTGTTATTATAAAAATCTATAATATTGGTAGTTTTTAAACCACCTTTTAAGTCTTTATATAAGATATAATCTACTATTTTATCAGCACTAATAGCAAATAATAAATTATATCTTTTATAAGGATACTTATAAGTTTTATCTATTACTCTTGTTCCACTTTTACTTCTTCCGTAAGATGGTTTCATATTTAGATAAATTGATGTTTCATCTAAACATATTGTTTTATCATAACTAAATTTTTTTAATTTATTATAAAAAACTTCTAAATCTTCTTTTTCTTGTCCTTCTTTTTTTTCAGGATAGTATTTACTTCTTAATTTCTTTCTTGTAATTTTATTTGATTGTAATATATTATAGATTGAATGGTCTGATAATTTTACTTTATATTTGTCATTTATCAATTTAGAAAATTCCCATAATGTTGTACTATATCTTTTAGATTAAGTTAAAAACTGACACTTGATATTACAAAAATAAACAATGGTATTTCCAAGATATAAATATAATGATTTTCAAAGATTGAAAGATGCAAGTGTTTATCTTGAGAAAATATTAAACAATGATATTATACATATCATAAGAAAATATTTTGTTGAAAAGGAAAAAAATGAAATTTCTTTGAATTATTTGAATATTGAAAAAAGATGGAGACAACTCGAATGTTTTACTTATGAACAGTTGAAAGAACAATATTTAAAAATTCCAT